GAAGAGTTATAGCAATGGTTGATTACCACAGCCAATTAGCTCTTCGTTCTATACATGATGATTTACTTAAATTATTAGGTAAATTTAAATGTGATAGAACATTTACACAGAATCCTTTACATAACTGAATAAGTGACAACAAAGAACTATTCTATTCATTAGATTTATCGTCAGCAACAGATAGATTTCCTGTTAGACTACAATCTCGTTTACTTTCCGAAATTTACAGTGATGTAAAAATTGGAGAGAAATGAGAGAATTTATTGCTTGATAGAGATTATATGGATCCAGAAGGTCAAAACCAACGTTATACTGTTGGTCAACCTATGGGTGCATATAGCTCATGAGCAGCATTTACCCTTACTCACCATATGGTCATTGCATGATCAGCTTATAAAGCTAAACATACAATGAATTTTGATCAATATATATTATTAGGTGATGATATTGTCATAAAAGACAATAAAGTTGCCTCAATATATAAAGGTCAAATGATGAGGATGGGAGTTGATGTCTCTATACCAAAGACACATGTATCAAAAGATACATATGAATTTGCTAAGAGATGAATAAAGAATAACCGAGAGATTTCTGGTATACCATTAAAGGGTGTTATTAATAATTTAAACAATTTAAAAGTTGTTTATACAATTTTAAATGATTATTTATTAAGAACACCTACCAATGTTAACCGATCTAGTTGACAGATATTCGAGAATATATTCTATGGTTTCCAAATATCCGGTTATAAATCTAAAAAGAAAAGATTTATAACTAAAAAATATTTGGCTAATCTTAGAGATTTTGCTATTTCAGTAAGATATTCTATGAACTTAGTTACACCTTTTGAATTGAGAAGTTATTTAGCTTCCAAGTCAAAGATGATTAAGGATCATTCAGAATACCAAGAAATCCCTAGTGAAAAATTAATCCTCCAATATTTTGAAGGTATTTTAACTAATGGATTATCAAAAATAGCAAAAGACACCCTTATGAACATTAATAAACAGCTAGATTCTTTTAAGGCATTGCCTAAAGAAGAAAAAAGATGTTTAGTTTATAGTGGTGTTATATTCGGTCTAATGAACAGATTAGAAAACCTTGAACAATTATGTATAAAAATGAATAATGAAGGATCTACAATTGTAGACTTTATTAATCATTTTACATCTCCAAGCTGTGATTCATTATCTCGAAAAGATCGAGATATAAATATCAGAATGGGGTTCTTAGATTCTTTGTGAAAGAAAAGTTTAGCAAAACATTTCTCAGAACAAAGATTTCCAGATTCTTATTATAGAAATCTAGAAGATAAGAAATTGTATGGAGGTTTAGATTCTTTAGACATTACACCATCAGGAATTGAAGTAAA